ACGCCTAAACCGGCACCGGCGGCAATGGTGTAATGGTGCGTGCTGCGGTCGATATAGCTGCGCCCGCCGCCGACAGATACCGGCGTGTAACCGCCGCCCAGCAGGCCGCCAGTCGGTGGCGGGGTGGCAGGCGCGGGGTTATCCAGCGGATGTTCTGCCGGATCCGTATCGCCGTTTTGCCTGGAACGCCGGTCAGCCTTGTCCGCCGTTTTATCAATGTCTGCGGATTCATCCTTGATGATGCCGAGCTTTTCCAGCAGCCAGTCCACGCCCGAACGCAGTTTATTAAACGCCTGTAAAGGCGCGGTCAGCGCGTTGGCGATGGCCTGCCCGAACATCACGCCGGTGTCCTTGCAGTTATTCAGCGTTTCCTGCGTGGATTTGACCGGTTCAATCAGGTCTTTGAACCACTGCCAGACCATTTTTAGCTTGTCGCCGAGCCAGTCAAACACCGGCTTAAGCGGCGCAAAGAGTTCTTTCACCGGCGCGAACGCAATGCCCAGCCCTTCAATCACCCCCGCAAAGAAGGCGCTGATCGGCTCCCAGTATTTACGGATAAGCAGCGCACCGGCGACAAACAGCGCGCCCACACCAACAATGATCCCTCCCACAGCCCACAGGGGCATACTTAACCCGCCGATAACCGTGGCTATTGCTCCGCCTGCTATGGTCAGAACTGTCCAGAGCGTACTGGCAGCAGCTACGATCAGATTAATACCGCTGATAACCGGACCCGCCACCAGGCCAAACACGCCGAGCGCGCCGATAATCAGCAGCGCACCGCCCGCAATTTTGCCGAGCGTCGTCGCCAGGGCTTTATTGTTCACAACCCACTTATCGAGTTTCAGCACGTAGCCGGTGGCGGTCTGTACCAGTTTGCGCAGGGATGAATCCTGCTGATCGAACAGGTCGGTGCCGACGGCCTCATAAGCTGACTGAAATTCCTTAAAGTCGCCGCCGAGGTTGTCCTGCATAGTCTTGACCAGTTCCTCTGTTTTCCCGTCCGAGGTTTTCAGCGCCCTGGTGAGTTCATCAAGCTTGCCGGAGGAGGCACCTGTCATTAGTACAGCCGCCGCCGAGCTGGCTTCCTCACCAAAGATGGCTTTCATGTACTGCGCACGCTGCGATGTGCCGAGCTTATTTTTCTCAAAGCTCTTTTGCATTTCTTTCAGGATGGTAAACAGCGGGCGCATGTTGCCTTTCTTGTCCGCCGTTTTTACCTTCAGCTCACCCAGCGCCGCCGCTGCGGTGCCCGTCGGTGCCTGTAAGCGGGTAATGACCGCACGGGCACCGGTGCCCGCCATTGAACCGGTGATTTTGGCATCCGCCAGGGCGGCAGCCATCGCGGCGGTTTCTTCGACGCTGATACCGGCCTGTTTTGCCACCGGTGCGGCATAGGTCATGGTGTCTGACAGCCCGTCAAAGGTGGCGGCAGATTTATTCATTGCTGCAGAAAGCACGTCGCCGATGTGCGCCACGGTGTCATTAGTCATGCCGAACGCGGATTTCACGCCCATCAGCAGGGTGGCGTTCTCCTCCATGGTGCGTTTGTTTGCCAGGGACAGATTCAGGATGGTCGGCGTCGCCGCCAGAATGCCGTCCTTGTCCGCGCCGGATTTGGCGACAATGATTTGCGCGGCGGCGGCATCATCCGCAGAGGCGGCAGTGTTGTCGCCGAGCTGCCGCGCCTGGGTGCGCAGCGCGGTCATATCGGCAGAGTCTTTTTCTAATCCTAACGTCGCCTGCAATTCAGAGTTTTTCTGCGCGAAGTTATATCCGGGCATAAGCAGCCCGACACCCGCCGCCGTGCCCGCCGTCGCAATCCCGACACCCGCAGCCCCTGCGCCGGTAACGCTACCGGCAAACTGTTTGCCCGCCTGATACCGCCCTTTCACCGCGTTGAGTTTGGCCTGCTGCGCGCTGACGCGTGCCAGGGATTCACGCTGCCGGTTGAGCTGTGCGGTGGTTCCGCTGATGGAGGTTTTCAGACGGCGCTCAGAGTCAGACAGCGTGCGCGTGCTGATGCCCGCCTGGCTGAGTTCCGTGCGCTGACGCTGAACCGACTGCCGCAGCCCGTTGAACTGGGTCTGCAACTGCGCGGCGGTGCGCTTCGCGGACTCCATGGCCTGCGCCTGGGCGCGGGTCGGGCTGGCGGTGTTTTTGAACCCGATAGCCAGCGCCGCCGCTTCCGCTTTGGCGTCTTTGAGTTTTTGGCTGGTCACGCCCAGTTGCGCGCTGGATTTGCGAAAACCGTCAATCTTTCCAGCCTGAGCGTTCAGGTCTTTGAGCGTGTTCTGCGAATTGCGAATATCTCCGGACAGCGCCTTACTGGCGTTCTGTACAGCTTTAAACGGGCGGGTCGCCTGGTCAACCGCCTTTAACAACACCTCTAACTTTAAGTTACTCACTGTCGGTGGCTCCGCTGCGCTGCATGGCCTTATGACGCCACACCAGCAGCTCGGTCAGCGTCATCGGGTTCAGTTCTGACGGCGGCCAGTGAAAAATCACCGCAATATCCGCCATCAGGTCATCAACGGTCAGTGCCGCAGGAAGTTTTACTGTTCCGATTTCGGCGATAAAAAACCAATCACCTTGCCCGCCATGGCAATCAGGTCGGGCAGATGCAGGCTTTTGCAGTCCTGGGTGGTCAGGTTCGGGACGGTAATGCGCGGCAGGATCACGGTCAGCGCGTCAACGTCGGCATTCGCCAGCGCCGCTAGGCCAATCCCGCGCAGGTGTCCGGCGTTCGGTTTGATGATTTCAATCTGCGTGATCAGGGTGTCGCCGCGTTTGATCGGTTCTTCCAGGATAACGAGGTTTTCATTGTGTTCTGACATAGCGGTGTCTCTTATTCAAAGGTGAGGTTTCGCGCCGCTGTCCGGCGCGGGTTAAGGGTTACAGGCCGATGTTTTTGCGGTGTTCCGCCACGCGGTCAACGCCGCCGACGATTTCCACCATGTTCACGGTATCGACTTCAATCACGTCTTTGCCGTCAATCGTGAGTTTGAAATAGGTGCATTGGGTGGTGATTTTGGTTTCTGTGTCCTCACCCTGTTTGTACTCGCCGAAATCCATTTCTTTATGGCGTCCGCGCAGGGTGACCTCCACGGCGGAGGTGTCGCCGGTGTCGTCACGCTGGAAGGAACCGGCAAATCGCAGCGGCACGGCATCCACTGCGCCCCACTGTTTCAGCACCAGTTCATCCAGCCCGCCCACCGTCCACTCAAAGGTCAGCGCGTCGTCGTCCAGGCCGAAATCAATGGAGGCCGAACCGGTCATGCCGCCGCCGCGATAGTTCTCAAGCTTGCGGGTGAGTTTCGGCAGCGTCAGCGCGCTGACCATGCCGAGGTAGCTGTTCCCGTCGTTAAACAGGTTCAGGTATTTCAGTTTCTTAGGCAGTGCCATGTTTTAGCGCCTCTTAGCTATTGATGGAGGTGGCAAACTTCGCCAGGTACTGATCGGTGATGCGCTGACGCAGGGTCAAATCTTCCAGCGGCGGCACAGGCGTATAGTCGTAATCAATGAACAGCTTGCCCGCTTTCAGGGTTTCAACGGTGTTGGCTTCGGGGTCATACCAGCAGGAACCATCAATGATCAGACCGGCAGATTTCATTTCGCGCAGCTTGGCGTTAATGCCCGCAATCATGTCTTTGATAAGCGTCGGGGTCATTGGCCTGTCCATCGCCCACAGGTGCGCTTCTGCCATGGTGTCCGCCAGCACCTGCGCGGTGCGGGTATAGTTCTCAAACAGGAACAGCGGATCATCAGAGCAGGTGCGCTGCCCCCAAAACTTAAAGCCGTCTTTGCGGATAAGCGTGGTCACGCACGCCTGGTTCAGCAGGTCGGCATCGGTGCCGGTGGTCTGCAAATCCCAGTACACGCTGGCAGACAGGCCGGTGACGCCGTTGATCCCAACGTTAGAAAGCGTTTTATGCCAGCCGGTTTCTGCGTCGATTTTGGCACGCAGGCCGAGCGCGTAAGCGGTGGCGGGCGCGATGTCGCTGGCGTTGGTGGTAGTGTTCCAGGACACGAAATCAGGCCAGACCACCATCAGCTCACGCTGGCTGAAATTGTCGCGGTACTTGATGGCATCGGACACGGTTTTGCAGCCGTACGCGCTGACGTAGCCAAAGGCGCGCAGCTGCTGACAGACGGCGGCAAGCGCGGTAGCGACTTCCTGATTATCAAGCCCTGGTACGCCGAGAATGCGCGGCTTTACGCCGAGTTCCGTTTGCGCGGAAAGCAGGGCTTTCATGCCGGTATACATGCCGGTTTCATCTGACCCTCCGATGATGTTTGAGGTGGTTTCCGCGTCGGTTTCGCCTTCCGCCACGCGAACAACGACGACAACCGGTTTCGCCTGGTTGGCGATTGCCATCAGGGATGAACGCAGCGTGCCGGTTTTACCTGCCTTGCCTGCGGCGGTGAGCACGTTGGTAATGAGTACCGGCGTATCCAGCGGGAACGTCGCCGCGTCGGCATCTTCTGCCGTGCAGACCATCCCGATGATGGCGGTGGAAACGGTGGAAATAACGCGGGTGCCGTCGTTGATTTCAACAACGCGCACACCGTGATGATAATCAGCCATGGTGTTTTTCCTGTGATTAATAAGCCAATCAATCATCGCGTGTTGTGTACGCGCAGGCACGTCGGGCGGGATGTGTGGGGAATGGCACAACGTGGCCGTCTCCCCGCCGATAACAGGGAGACGGCTGAGGTAATAAACCTTCAGAACATGTCAGGCGAAGACATCAATCTTTGTCAGTTTTGGGGTCACGGATATTTTTTTATCCGTTTCCCCCGAGCTATATGTTTTTTTATCACCCCCTTCTTCCATTTGTTTTTGCAGTAACTGCGCAAGTTGTTGATAAAGTGCCTCTAATTGCTCTTTCAGCAGTGCTTGCTCTTCTTTTGAAAGGCCTCCCTCTGCAATACGCTCGAGAATTGTAGAAATTTTCTCTTGAATATCATGTATCTGTGCCGAGATGTCCTTTTTAGAATGCGTCTTACCAACTTCATTGTCTGTATTTATCGGATTGCCACGCATGCCTGTATCTATAACCATATAACCCCTCCTTTTATGAGTTAACTCCTCATAATTAATCGGAGCATGATTAAAAAGGATAAGCAGGCCAGGCAATATCCGGCGCTGCTGATAAATCCAGCCGGTTCAGGGCAATGCGGTATTTTTTCCAGGCGGTCAGGCTTGCCCGTTCCGCCTCCGTCGCGTCGTCAATATCAACGGCATCCTGCAAAGGCGCGATAGCCGCGTTTGCCTTAGCCATCAGGGCTGACAGTGTGGCGGTGGCTTCGGCTTTCAGTTCCGCCACGGACGGGGCGGGGATATCTGCCCAGGCTGGCAACCCGTCAGTGCCTGCAACCCGCATTTTCCCTTCCGGCGGGGGAAGGGTTTGGTATTCACGGTAAACAATATCGCTGACCGCGACCCCGTCATCAGGCCAGCTTCCCGCAGCGTCGTACACTTCCCGCAGTTCACGGGGATAAAAGCCGTTAGTGAGCGGGCTGTATACATAAAGACTTGATGTGATTGCGCTGTAATAGTTGCTCATGTTATCCCCTTACCAGCCGGTGGCTTCCCAGTAACTGCCGCCGCTGTCCTGACCGCAGGTGAAACCGATGTTATTAATAAGCTGTGCCGTACCAAAGTTGTCGTTGAATGTCCCGCCGCCGCCATTGATC